TTTAGAGAAAGACTTTAAAGACGCTAAAGCGCGAGAGGCGTTAGAAGATAACAAATAATGATTGTAAGAAAGGGCTTTAAAGTGGCGCTGAAACACTATATAGTCATTTATATACTATTTTTAGACTAAAATAAACTACGGACACTGAAATAATGCAGAAAATTAATACTTATGTTAACAAATCGACACACAAACGACTGTTAGAGGGTCACCGCTACTCTTTAAAGGAGCTGGCGTTGATATCTGGGGTTCCACATAGCACCCTACACGGTCGCATGCACTATAAAGAGAGCTTTACCGATGCAGAGATTAGACCTTCAGAGAGAGCTATAATATGGCCTCTACTGGAGACAGAGAGCGCAAAACTATCTGCAAAATGGCTTAATAGGAGGCTAGTTAATGTTTAGAGAATACATGGTAAATGGTGGTGAGTTATCGCCAGAGGTGCAAGCAGTGATGAAGGCAGCGCATGATGTCGCCAACGGCACTTTCGACGTTACTCAGGCAGCATTGTTTTATCAGATCAGTTCAGGTAAGATTGTGGACTTCATTCACGAGAGTAACGAGTACGATATGATTTTTACACGTACTAGAGAGGATAAATAATGTATTACAAAGAGATGTTTGATAGAAGCTTTAGTATCGAGTTACGCAATGGCGTTGGCTTCGATCTAGAGTTTGTTGATTCTAGACCTATATACCTGTATAACACTTTCACAGAAGAGTTGATAGTGAGACCATTTCAAGGCACTATCTTACTGATACCGCTAATGGTTATATCGTTCGGTAGAGCTTACGAGGAGATAGAAGAATGAGAAAAATACATCAACCGTGTCCAGACTGTAGCAGCTCAGATGCGTTACAGTTAAACGACAACGGCAGTTCCTTCTGCCACTCCTGCTCGGCTTACACCAGACCAGACAGTGACAACTACTCTATCGAGGTTCCACAGAATTACGAGCCAACAGCAAAGCCTAGCTTCACTGCTATAGAGAATATGTTAACCACTAGGCGTTACGAGTCTATACCAAACAGAGGGCTTACAACAGCCACAGCTAAAGCATACGGCATCCTAGACACACCAGAGAAGACGTATTTTAGTTACTACGGTGCAGACAGTGCGACAATACCTATAGCCGCTAAGGTCAGGTTACCAGATAAGCAGTTTTCTACTGTCGGAGAGTGGAAGGAAGCGCAGCTATTTGGTCAGCAATTGTTCACTGGCGGTGGTAAGTACGTCACTATCTTTGAAGGCGAGTACGATGCCGCAGCAGGCTACCAGATGCAAGGTAGCAAATACCCTTGTGTCAGTGTACGCAATGGCGCTAGTGCAGCTCTAAAAGACTGTAAGGCGGCTTACGAGTGGTTAGACACCTTCGACGCTATTGTTGTATGCTTTGATAGCGACGATGTGGGCCAGAAAGCAGCCAGAGAGGTAGCAGAGCTGTTTGGTGGTAAGTCAGCAGTGATGAAGCACCCGCCACAGTACAAAGACGCTAACGACTATCTGATGGACAACAACATCAAAGACTTCACCGCAGCATTCTGGGCGGCAGAGAAGTTTGTACCCGATGGAATCATTAACGGTGCTGCACTCTGGGAAGAGGTTAACAAGCCACTAGAGAAGTCAGCAGTCATGTACCCGTGGGATAGCCTTAACAAGCTAACATACGGCATTAGAGAGGCAGAGCTGGTGACAATCACAGCAGGTTCTGGACTAGGTAAGTCTCAATTTGTACGTGAGATAGTGTGGCACATCCTCAAAAACTCAGAAGAGAACATTGGCCTGCTATTCCTAGAGGAGAACGCCAGAAAGACAGCGTTGTCGTTGATGTCATTAGCCGCAAATAAGCCGCTACATCTACCAGACGTAGAAAGCACAGAAGAGGAACGCTGGGAAGCCTTTGAAGATACTATGGGCACTCAGAGACTGTTCTTGTTTGACCACTTCGGCAGCACCAGTATTGACAACATTGTCGCTAGGTGTCGCTACATGGCTAAGGCGCTAGACACTAAGTTTTTGTTCCTAGACCACGTTAGTATTGTTGTATCAGCTCAGAGCAACGGTGACGAGAGAAAAGCTCTGGATGAGATATGCACAAAGCTGCGTATGCTAGTACAGGAAACAGGTATAACATTGTTTATGGTTAGCCATCTAAAGCGACCAGACGGCAAAGGCCACGAAGAGGGTGCAGCCAGTTCACTGTCACAGCTCAGAGGCTCTGCATCCATCGCACAGCTATCAGACATGGTGATAGGACTAGAGCGTAACGGTCAGGCTGATGATCCTATAGAGCGCAACACCACCAACGTGAGAGTGCTAAAGAATCGCTTCTGTGGCACTACAGGCAAAGCGGGTGGGTTGTTATTTGACGCTAACACTGGTAGAATGAACGAAATCAGAGAGGAAGCCCTGTAATGAGATGTTTAGCGTGTAATAAGGCATTAACGGATTTTGAGTCTACAAGAAAGTCAGCACAGAGTGGCGATTATTTAGATATGTGCAATGGTTGCTACTTTTACACCGACAATGAAATAAACACAATCGACAGAGAAGACCTACGGTCGGAATCAGATAACATACTGGAGAGTCAAGAATATGAGCAAGATTGGAAGCTGGGTAGTTGACCTACAAGAGCGTAAAGCTCAAATAAGACACACAAACCCTTACGACAGACACAGCAACAAAGAACCTAAAGCGAGTCAGTATTATGTTGATTACACTAGATATAGAAACCAACACTAAGCACGACATAATCTGGGTGGTAGTAACTCAGGACGTAGACACTGGCGAGATGCTAGAACACTACAGTGCTGAGACGCTGGAGCCTGTATTACGTGACTCGATTGGCGTTATTGGTCACAATATCATAGGCTTTGACGCACCAGTGCTAGAGAAGCAGTGGGGATTGACCATTGATCCTAGAAAGCTCAAAGACACACTAGCACGTAGCAGGCTGTGGAACCCGTCACTAGAGGGTGGACACAGTTTAGCTTCGTGGGGTGAGCGTTTCGGTGACCAGAAGATAGACTTTAGCGACTATGACGGTGGACTGTCAGACGAGATGGTAGTGTATTGCAGACAAGACGTAGCACTAACCACCAGACTCTACAAGCACTTAAACAAATGTTTTAAAGACGAGGGATTCAGCCAACAATGCGTAGATTTAGAAGAGCAGGTGTTCATCATTATGGCGCAGCAGGAGCGCAACGGCTTCATGCTCAACGTAGAACAAGCCAGCTCGCTCTGGGTAGAACTGAACTACAAGATGCTACAGATAACAGCAGACCTACAGAAAGTGTTCCCACCGATAGTGGAGGAGCGTTGGAGCGAGAAGACAGCAAAGCGCCTGAAGGATAAGGTAACAGAGTTTAACGTAGGATCTCGTAAGCAGATAGCTGAGAGGTTACAGAGCGTAGGTGTAAAGTTTAAGAAGAAGACAGACAAGGGCGCTATCATTGTCAACGAGAAGGTCTTGGAAGGCATTGACATACCAGAAGCTAAGATGATCTACGAGTATCTAATGCTACAGAAACGCACCGCACAGATAGATTCATGGTTATCCTTTCAGAAGGACGGCAGAGTTCACGGTAGAGTGATTACCAACGGTGCAGTGACAGGTAGAATGACGCATCACAGCCCTAACATGGCTCAAGTGCCGTCAGTGTCTGCACCGTATGGCAAAGAGTGTAGATCGTTCTGGTGTGTACCTGAGCATTACAAACTTGTAGGCATAGACGCTAGTGGTTTAGAACTACGTATGCTGGCACATTACATGCGCGACGATAACTACACCAACGAGATACTGAGCGGTGACATCCACACAGCTAACATGAAAGCAGCAGGCTTAGACTCACGCCCGCAAGCGAAAACATTCATATATGCTTTTCTTTACGGCGCTGGCGCAGCAAAGATAGGTCAGATAGTTGGAGGTGGTTATAAGGAAGGTGAGAAGCTGATCAATTCTTTCCTACGCAATACACCAGCACTAGACAATCTTAAAAAGCGTGTAGCAAACTTCGCCAGCAGCGGCACACTACCCTCGTTAGACGGTAGACGCTTACGAGTGAGAAGCGAACACGCAGCATTAAACACATTGCTACAAGGCGCTGGTGCTGTCGTAATGAAGCAGGCACTGGTGTTGTTAATACAAGCGTTAGACACGTACAGGATACCGTACAAGTTAGTAGCTAACGTACACGATGAGTTCCAGATAGAAGTACCAGAGTTCTTTGCACACACTGTAGGCAAAGCAGCAGTAAAGGCTATCAGAGATGCAGGCGATGTACTAGAGTTACGCTGCCCTCTCGATGGTGAATACAACGTAGGAAACAATTGGGCTGAAACCCATTGACAAAACCATACCAAAAATGGTATAATATATGTAGATCAGTTGTGATCTAAAACAGCAAGTAAACGCAACATTTCAATCAAAGGTGATAGTATGAACGAAGCAAAACCAGTAACAGTAAACGCAGACATGATGTGGTCTAACCTTAACGAAGTGAACCGTATGTCAGGTAAGTTTCAAGTAGACCTAGCTCAACTGTCTAAAGCAGCAGTAGAAGCTCTTGAGATGCAAGGCTTGAATGTACGCAGCAAAGACGGTCAGGGCAGCTTCATTACCTGTAAGTCTAGCCACCCTATCCGCATCTACGACACAGACGGTGCTGAGATCCAAGGCATCCTAGTAGGTAACGGCTCTAAAGCTAAAGCAGTAATCAGTACCTATGACTGGAAGTCGCCAGCAGGACAAGCAGGACGCAGCCCTACACTGCTAAAGCTAGTAGTAACAGACTTGATTCCATACAGCGGCGGCGCAGCAGAAGTTGCTGAAGTCAATTTGGAAGAAGCTTTGTGATTTTAATTGATGCAGACATACTGGTCTACCGTGTAGGTTGGTCGTGCAATGAGAAGTCTGAGAGCGATGCTATCAATAAGATGGACGATTTAATCGAAGACATCCTAGGTCAGCTTAGTGCTGATAAGGAAACCTCACACTATGTTCTGTATCTAACTGGTCGTGGCAATTTCAGGACAGAATATGCCACTACCGCCATCTACAAAGGCAACAGGAAAGATAAGGAAAAGCCAGTACACATCCAATTACTCAGGCAACACCTTATCGACAACTGGGCTGCTGTTGTCACCGAAGGCGAAGAAGCAGACGATGCTATCGCCATTGCAGGAACGAAGCACGGTGACAAAACTATTATGGTATCTCTGGATAAAGACTTTGATCAGATTCCAGGATGGCACTATAACTTTGTAAAGAAGAAGCGTTACTACGTTACACCAGAAGAAGGTATGCTGTTCTTCTACCGCCAGATACTGATGGGTGACCGCATTGATAACATCATAGGCATCTATGGCATCGGTGAGAAGAAGTCAGCTAAGCTGCTAGAGGACTGTGTTACTGAGCAGGACTACTACAGCAAATGCGTAGAGATGTATGACGGAGACGAAGACAGAGTGATAGAGAATGGTAGGATGCTCTGGCTTAGACGCTACGATGGCGAGATATGGAGCTTTAAAAGTGAGGAATAACGGTAGATGGACAGAGGCGAGGTTTAAGTCCTTCATCATCTCAGCACTGCGAGGCGCTCACGGTAAATGGGGCGTTAAGCACGATGCTAAGAAGACAGCTTGGGTAGAACGTGGTAAATACCAATGTGCTAACTGTAATAAGATTGGGCCAGCCACACTACCACCGCTAGAAGGACGAACTCGTAAACGTAACAACGCAGCAGTTGATCATATAGATCCAGTAGTTAACCCTGAAGTCGGCTTCGTAGATTGGAACACCTACATAAGCAGAATGTTCCTAGAAGCGTCAGGCTATCAAGTGTTGTGTTACAAGTGCCATGCTGAGAAGACAGCAGTAGAGCGCAAGAGGAGAAAGAAATGAATCAATTAGATATGCTATCGAGAACCACTGATCCTGAAACAAGTAGAGAAGCTGCTAGACAAATGATAGAGTCTGGTGCATTAAACGCACAGAGTCAGTTTGTTTACTCAGTATTAGCAGACAACCAAGGCTTAACTAGCAGGGAACTAGCTGATATAGGAGGTGGTGATGTACACCAACAAAGAGCTAGGTTTTCTCGAAGACTTCCTGATTTAGTAAAGAGAGGCGTAGCTACACAAGGAGAAGCACGTATTTGCAAAGCCTGTAAAAGAACTTGCGTCACTTGGTTCTTAACTGACGAGGTTGCTTATAATGACTAAGCATCTAGTAATACCAGACACACAGGTTAAACCAGATCACCCTATTGAGCATCTACGTTGGGCTGGTCAGTACGCAGCGGATAAGAAGCCAGACGTTATCATACACATTGGCGACCACTGGGACATGCCTTCACTGAGCAGCTATGACGTAGGCACACGCAGCTTTGAAGGTAGACGCTATACTAAGGACATCGCCGCTGGTATCGCAGGCATGGAAGCATTCATGGAGCCTATCAAGGAAGAGCAACAGCGTCTGATCCGTAACAAAGACAAGCGTTGGAATCCTCGCATGGTGTTCACTCTTGGTAATCACGAGAACCGCATCGAGAGAGCTATTAACGCTGATCCAAAGCTAGACGGTTTAATTAGCTACAGGGATTTTCAGTTAGAAGAGTTTGGCTGGGAAGTTTATCCATTCCTAGAGCCTGTGATCATTGACGAAATAGCTTACGCACACTACTTCACCAGTGGCGTTATGGGACGGCCTGTAAGCTCTGCTAAGCTAATGTTGCAGAAGAAGTATATGAGCTGCATCATGGGCCACGTACAGGACAGAGACATAGCCTATGCACGCAAAGCAGACGGTACTAACATGCTAGGGTTGTTTGCAGGTATCTACTACCAACACGACGAAGATTACCTAACACCACAGACTAACGGTAGCTGGTCAGGTATTTGGATGTTGAATGAAGTTGCTAATGGTGGTTGCGATGAACTACCAGTTAGTATAAACTACTTGAGAGATAAGTACGGAGACTAAGATGGCTCTCACATATTATGATTTGCTAGGCAGAATGAAGCTGATAGACGAGATAACACTCATAGAGATACTAGAAGTAACCTCAGAAGAGTTAGTAGACTTGTTCAGCGACAGAATTAACGATAGGTTTAACGAATTAGTAGAGGATTTTGAAGATGAGTATTAATGACGCAACACGGTTTGATTGGGATCGTTTACGAGAAGCACATCCACCGCTTGAACGAGAACCCGATGACACACGGGCTGAGTTACCACATAAACTGCATGCCCCACTGCTTGATAAGTACATTGCACTAGCTAACGAAGAGCAACGACAGCAAGACTACTTAAAATCTCTGTGGGACGACGAGGAAGAAGCCGCCCATAGTTCTTGGGATAATGAAGTAGAGGATGTAGTCAATAACCCTGACCATTACAACACAGGAAACATTGAGTGTATTGAAGCCATTGAAGAGTCCATGTCTAGTGTAGCTTTTAAAGGCTACCTCAAGGGTAACTGCATGAAGTACCTTTGGCGGTATGACTACAAAGGAAAGCAGGTAGAGGACTTACAGAAAGCTCAGTGGTATTTGAGGAAACTAACAGAAACAGTGGAGTTCGAGAATAATTATGGAAACTAAGCGCTTTGAGTTTATTAGCTATCCATACCATTGTGAGTATGGGTCATCACCTAATGCAACGGTCACCTACACAATACACGAGAGAGATGTGAAACTAGATGAAATGCGAGATGCTTTTGAGCAGTTCCTTAGAGGAGCTGGGTACGTAATCCCGTTTGAAGATGGAGTATCGAGATGAAAGTTAAAATGTACTCACTTATAGAACGAATAGTTGAAGAAGGTATAGACGCAGGGTGGGCCAGAGCGCACAAGCACACTGACGAACCATACGGCGATGTCCTTAAAGAACATATCCATCGTTACATAATGAACGGATTTGATGAAACATTTGAATTTGATATGGAGGAATAGTAATGAAAAAGAAACTTAAATACTTTGGTTTAGGTTTAATAAGTTTAATTGTTTCACCAGTCTATGTTCCAGCTTTAATTCTCTGGCAAGAGAGAGATGAGATAAAAGACTTTTACTTACAATGCTTCAAAGCAATTACATTTAAGGATATATAGCTAATGGATCAGTATCAACAGTTTATACATAAGAGCCGATACGCACGATGGATACCTGAAGAGAAACGTAGAGAGTCTTGGCATGAAACAGTCAACCGTTACGTAGGCTTCTGGAAAGACCGTGGACAGATAGACGAGAAGACAGCTTTAAAGTTATTTAACTCTATCCATAACCTAGAAGTAATGCCTT